GGCAACTGAAATCAAAGCCGTCTTAGATGGTGAGAGAAAATTTGCAGACACTGATTTCTTGTTTCAAAACAATTATCAGAAAAAGCATGAAATTTGGAATGAAAGGCAGGCAACACTTGAGCATTTCTTATAAATATAATGAAGGCGATCTTATTGCCGAAATAAAAGACTATATTGATGGTACCTACGGTGAACACTACTCCACAAACAAATACCAAGCAACTGAGTTCATCATTGACGGTGGTCATGGTGAGGGCTTTTGTATTGGTAACATCATGAAGTATGCACAAAGGTACGGCAAGAAAAATGGATATAACCGAAAGGATCTTATGAAGATTATACACTATGCAATAATTGCAATGTATAATCATGATCTATACCATGAGGAGAAGTAGATGCCTGAAATTGAGATTTCGGTAGAGGAACTAAGAAAAAGAAAATTATTTGTTGCCACTCCCATGTATGGTGGGATGTGTGGAGGTCAGTACACCAAATCCTGTGTAGACCTTGCAAAGCTTTGTGCACATTATCAGGTTGAAGTTGACTTCTTTTATCTGTTCAATGAGTCACTTATTACACGAGCGAGAAACTATTGCGTGGATGAGTTTTTAAGAAACGAAAAATATACTCACTTGATGTTTATTGACTCAGATATTGGGTTCAATCCAAATGATGTATTAACACTGGCAGCTCTAGCGGATCCAGAAGGTGATAAAGACATTATCTGCGGACCTTACCCAAAGAAAACTATCTCTTGGGAAAAGATCAAGATGGCAGTTGACAAGGGGTTTGCGGATCAAAACCCACAGAAGCTATCGAACTATGTTGGTGACTATGTTTTTAATCCAGCAAATGGTGTGAATGAGATTCCACTAGATCAGCCAGTCGAAGTTCTCGAAGGTGGTACTGGATTCATGATGATCCAGCGCAAGACATTTGAAAAGTTTGAAGAAAAATATCCAGAACTAAAATACACACCAGATCATGTGAGATCAGAAAATTTCGACGGTTCACGGCAGATCATGTGTTATTTTGATGCTCTGATTGATGAGGAGTCTAATCGCTATCTTTCGGAGGACTACATGTTCTGTCAGTGGTCAAGAAGGATTGGTCTCAAAGTCTGGATGTGCCCGTGGATGAATATGTCACACACCGGATCTTATGTGTTTGGTGGAAGCTTGATTGATCTCGCAAATATCGGAGCCGCCGCTACTGCTGATGTAAATCAAAAACTAAAATGAGTATTTTTGTTTACTTAAGCTACTATGTGTGATATTATTATTGAGTTAACTACTAAATTTTGTCATTTATATGAGGATAAGAAATGAACATCTCTCAAAACACTCTTTCTGTTCTGAAGAGTTTTACTTCAATTAATCCATCTTTGTATGTCAATTCTGGAAACGTTGTGAAAACGATCTCTCCACAAAAGACTATTATTGCTCGAGCAGAGGTCGATGATTCTTTTGAAACACCATTCGGAATTTATGATCTGAATCAGTTTCTCAGTACCGTAAGTATTTTCGAGTCACCTGATTTTGATTTTGGTGATCGTTCTGTCGAGATCAAGAATGGTGTGTCATCAGTCACCTACGGTTATGCTGATGCTAACATGATTATGCAGGCCCCAGAAAAAGATCTTGATCTGCCTGATATTGTCGTTGAATTTGAACTTAAAGATGATGTGTTCAAGAAAACAATGGCTGCGGCAAGTGTTCTTCAACTTCCAAATTGGTCGGTGATTGGTTCAGGCGGTGATGTAACTCTAGTTGTTGGTAACTCTAAAGATGAATCATCCAATACTTTCCGCACTGTGGTCGGTTCAACCGATCTTGAATTTGATCTGGTGTTTAAGGTCGAAAATCTAAAGTTCATGCCAGCAGACTACACTGTTCGGATTTCTTCGAAGGGCATCAGTCACTTCTCAACTAATGGAGGTAAGCTGCAGTACTACATTGCAACTGAAAGCCGGTAATAGTAAATTGGTAAAGTGTGAAAAACATCCTGATTATACTGGTTCTAAAAAACCTAGAACCAAATGTGAAAAGTGTAAAGAGATCTGGGAAACAGCAGAGCTGTTAAAGATTCCAGATTTTCTGAAACGCAAACCTTAACTAAGGATTATATTATGCAAGAATTGTGGGTAGAGCGATATCGTCCGTCCAAGATCGACGATTGTATTCTTCCAGCAGAGCTTAAGCAAACGTTTGCCAACTTTGTGGGCAAAAACTATGTGCCAAATCTTCTCCTCGCCGGCGGTCCAGGTGTTGGCAAGACTACGGTTGCAAGAGCGATGCTGGAAGAATGCGACTTTGATTATATCGTAATCAATGGTTCGATGAATGGTAACATCGACACACTTCGTGTGGAGATTAAAAACTTTGCATCGACAGTATCTCTTACTGGTGCTCGTAAATATGTAATCCTTGACGAGGCTGACTATCTAAATCCTCAGTCGACTCAGCCTGCTCTCCGTAACTTCATGGAAGAGTATTCCAAGAACTGTGGATTTATTCTAACATGTAACTTCAAGAATCGAATCATCGAGCCACTACACTCTCGGTGCTCGGTTATTGAGTTCAAGATTCCGACAAAAGAAAAACCAAATCTAGCATCTGGGTTTATGTCTCGGGTTCAGACAATTCTTAAATCAGAAAATGTGACTTTTGATCCACAGGTGATTGCAGAACTGATTAAAAAGCATTTTCCTGATTGGAGGAGGGTACTTAATGAACTACAACGGTATTCTGCTACTGGTAATATTGACACTGGCATTCTTGTCAATCTGGGCGATGATAATTTTAAGAAACTCATCTCCCTTCTGAAGGATAGAAACTTCAAGGAAATGCGAAAATGGGTCGGTCAGAACTCTGACATTGAACCATCGGTGCTTTATAGGAAACTATATGATACTTCCTCTGAGCACATAAATGAAAGATCAATACCGCAGTTGGTATTGCACATCGCAGACTATTCGTATAAGGCTGCCTTCGTTAGTGATCAAGAAGTTAATCTTGTTGCTTGTCTAACAGAGATTATGTCTGACTGCGAGTTCAAATGAATCCATTTGATTATGTGAATGCAATAAATTCTGGTAAGGACATCATGTCAAATACTGATAATGATGAACTAGCCGAAAAGGGATACAACCCATATCTAACCAACCGTCAGTTCTCATATTTTGAAGATACTGTTCACTATGCCAACGTGATGAATATGTATTCACACCTGGAAAGTAAACTGCAATTTTCATTTTTAATAAATATGATTAGGCCCAAAAGGCGATTTGCCAAATGGGCCAAGACTGAACATCACGCTGATCTTGAGGCGGTGGTAGAGTATTATGGGTATAGTTATGATAAAGCCAAACAGGTCATGGATATTCTGTCTTCTCAACAGATAAAAGAAATAAAAGCAAAGCTTGAGAAGGGTGGTTTGAAAAAATGAGTTTCAATATAAACAATCTCGTCGAGGTGCGTCTGAAAAGCGAGGATGACTTTTTAAAAGTCAGAGAGACTCTCACTCGCATCGGCGTTGCATCTAAAAAAGAACAAATACTTTATCAGTCATGCCATATTCTGCACAAGCAGAAAAGGTACTTCATTGTGCACTTCAAGGAGCTATTTGCACTTGACGGTAAACCTTCGAACATGTCAGATTCAGATACTGCTAGAAGGAACACGATTGCTAATCTGCTGAAGGAGTGGGATCTCGTAGAGATCTTGAGTCCGTCTCAGACTGATAACCCAGTGGCTCCTATCAGTCAGATCAAAGTTCTACCATTTAAAGAGAAAAATGACTGGGAGCTGGTGGCGAAGTACAATATCGGCAAGAAAAAAATTATAAGTGATTGAGTTCTTTACATAAAAAAAATCAAAAAAACGGTTGACATATTATCTTCCACGATATAGAATGTATATATGATGAATAAGGAGATGAACATGTGTAGCGAATGGAAGAAATCGGATTGGCGCACCACGGAAACGTGGGAGTCTGTTAATTGCTCGAGCGGTGAAGTTCGTATCACTAAGATTGGCGATAGATTCATAGGTCGCGACCCTAACGGCATGCTGGTTTCACAGTTTCCTGATACCTGGGAAAACACTGTTCGTATGATGGAATCTTGCTTTACCTGGCACATCAAGGTTGCGTGAAATGGGTGACATTATCAAAATCCGTGGCTTGACACGACATGGTAAGAACCGTGTTCGTGAGCACGGTGAGATGTGGGAAGTGACTGACTGGAAGTCACCACTGCGTCCTGGTGAACAATCAATCCGCTCGCTTAAAACTGGTGAAGAGCGTTGGCTCGATTCAGAAAATTTTGAGATTGTTTTGCCTTCGAGGTTTTGAATTATTCCACGGTAGCTCAGTTGGTAGAGCAGACGGCTGTTAACCGTCTGGTCGTAGGTTCGAGTCCTACCCGTGGAGCCATTTTTAGGAGATATGTATGGAATATGCAATTACTATTTTGAGTCTTGCTGTAATCTGCTTAGTTGTAGTGAATGTGATTGATTATTTTTGGCATAAGCGCATTGAGCATCGTCTTGACCGATTAGATGGTGCAACACAAAATAACATGCGCCGCCAAAAAAATATGCAGCATGAGGATTTGTTGAAGTAGTATAGATGCCGGCGTAGCTCAGTTGGTAGAGCAGTTGATTTGTAATCATCAGGTCCGCGGTTCGAGTCCGTGCGCCGGCACCACCACAACAGAGGATATATGATGAAAAAGCGAGAACAAGTATTTGCAGGTGTTACTGTAACAGGTGTTGCAGCTAAAATCACAGCAGAATTGGAAATTTTTAAGCGAAAACCAGATGTTTATAATCACAATAAGAATCCGACGTGGTTAAATCCTTCAAATGATGAACTGAAGCACATTTATAATATGACCGCATTTGTCCGTGCCTATAAGTGGGGTCGTGGATTTACACATCGTTGTCAATTTGCACCTCGCAGTTCTTTTTATCTTGAGGAATATCTGACAAACAATTTTAATTGATTGGAAATCTATTTACAAACAATGTAGGATGTGGTAATATATAAACATAATGATTAATCAATCTGTCTCTGATGAGTCCGTAGGGACGAAACCCCGAAAGGGGTCAGACAGCGAATGACCTGGTGGTGTAGTTGTCAGCAGTGTAGTAGGTTCTGAGGTTAGATATATCCGATAAGATTGCCGCGGCGGTCTGTGTAGGCATCCAAAGATAAACCACCGTTTTTTTGAAACTGAAAAGAAAGTGACTTATTATGACTAAGACTGAACGAGTTCTCACCGCACTACAGAATGGTGAGCAGCTTACTGTGAAGCAGATCCGTGCACGTTTTGGCGTTGCCAATCCGACCGCACTGATTAACCATCTTCGTCAGAACGTCGGTGTTGCTATTTATAGCAATGCTCGTACGAATAAGGGTGGCGAGACACGGAACTTCTATCGTCTCGGTACTCCTTCACGTGAGGTTGTTGCAGCCGGCTATCGCGCTCTAGCAGCAGCGTAAGTTATAGGGGAGCGGGATCATCATATTCTCCTACTGTTCATCTCCTCCCGCTCCCCTATTGACTTTAGTAGGAGAATAACTATATAAATAAAACGAGAATGCCTTATGGGTTCTCTTTTTTATAAACCTTGCTAACCATAGGAGGTAATAATGGTTACACATAATGCGGCGGCACTACGCAGATTTGATCCTTTCTTTGTTGGTTTTGATCATTTATGGCAAGAGATTGAACGGCTTGATCGTACAGATGCGTTTGCAAAGCCACAATCATATCCACCCTATAACATTCGTAAACATGAAGATGATGAAACTTATTCCATTGAACTAGCAGTTGCTGGTTTTAAGGAACAAGACATCAACGTTGTATTGGAAGATTCAAAACTTACAGTTCAGGGAGAAATCAAGGAGACAGATGGAGGAAATCTTCTTCACAAGGGAATTGCTCTACGAGCATTCACAAGACACTTCACGCTGTCCGACACTATCGAAGTGGAGGGAGCAGAACTCAAAGACGGGTTACTCGTCATCAGACTCAAGAACATCATCCCAGATCATAAAAAGCCTCGCCAAATCCCGGTTACGTCCGGAGGTAAAGTACTTGAGGCGAAAAAGGAACTCCTAACTGAAGAGTAAAATTGTTGACTTTTGAAATCTTAAGTGATATAAATTAGAGTATGGCAACATTCTACACATCAGTTGAGAGGACGTCCAACGACATCCTGTACGTTGGATATCACGAAGGGCGAAGAGTGGTCGAAAAGATTAGGTTCAAACCGACCCTCTTCGTTCCTACCCGTAACAAAACAAAATTTCGTACACTAGACGGAATTAACGTCGACACGATTGAACCTGGCACCATGATGGATTGTCGGGACTTCATTCGAGAAACAGAGGCCGATAACTTCCGAGTGTATGGTAACAGAGACTATATAGCTCAATTTATAGCAGAAAAGTTTCCAAACGGATGTGTGCCCGATACATCGACGATGAATGTGATGTTCATTGATATCGAGGTGCAGTCCGATCAGGGGTTTCCAGAACCAAATCTTGCACAGCAGCCCGTTACTGCCATCACCATTAAAAATAATGTTGATGATACTTTTTATACTTGGGGCATCGGCGGGTTTGAGGTTGGTAACTCAATCGTTGAGGACAAACGGATCGAGTATATCCGCTGTCAAGACGAGCACACTTTGCTTAAAAGTTTCCTGTCACACTGGAACAAAAATATTCCAGATATTATCAGCGGTTGGAACTCCGAAGAGTTCGACATGCCATATCTCATCAATCGTATTGCTCGTATTCTTGGTGAGGATCAACTGCGTAAGTTCTCATTGTTTAATATCAAACCAGAAGCTCGAGATACATCCTATAATATTATCGGTACTACTCAACTTGACTTTATGAAACTCTTTAAGAAGCTTGGTTATAACTATGGTAACCAGGAGTCATATAAACTTGACAGCATTGCAAACGTTGTACTCGGCGAAAAGAAACTCGACTATTCTGAATACTCTTCTCTTGCGGCTCTGTACCGTGAAAACCACCAGAAGTTTATTGACTATAATATCAGGGACACTCAACTCGTCGAGCGAATGGAGGACA